GTGGACAGGTCGAGCGTGCAGTTGTGAGCGATAGTCACCGTGAACGGTTGGGTTACTCCATTTTGGACACTAAATCCTGTGGTCGAGTTCAGCGTTGGAGTCCCCAGCGCCTGCGTCGGAGCTTTCAAAGGAATCGCCGGCGTATTCGGCGCCCAGGCCACCCCCGGAATAAACAGAAGCATTGCAACGAGTATCGGAAGTATTTTCCTCATTGCTGCACCCCCGAATAGAGCAGGTATAAAACCATCGTCCCGGTCCCGCTCGCCGTACTCTGTCCCGAGAGTGCAAACGTGTAGGGCCCCGAAAGCGGCTGGTTGGTCTGAACGTTTACGCTCTGCGCCGCCGATGTGCTCCTCGACGTCACGGCGCCGTTAAACAGATCCACCCCCAGCGCATCCGTCCAGGTAGCCCCGTAGGATGTCGGCGCGGTCGTGCCCGGTTTGGTCGAAACCGTCAAAAGGTAGTAGCCCCTTATGGCCTCGGTCAGCGTGCAGCCGGAAGCCCCGAAAGTTGCGCCCGACCTGCAAAACGCTGTTGGAACTGTTATGTTATCCGTGACCCAGCCGGAAACGCCCCCCGTTGAACCATCTCCTGTCCACGTGATAGTCACGGTGCGGGCTACGCCGTCCGGTGTAAGATTTGCTACCGCGAAAGTGGCCGTCCCTACCGTCGCCGCATGTCCATACAGGGGCGCAAGGATCAGAAGCCCCGCCATGAGCAAAATAAGTGAACGTCTCATCGTTGAACCCCTCGTAAAATAACAGGGGACCCGAAGGCCCCCGGGTTTAATAAGCACCGCACTGAACGCCCAAAACATCCCCGCTGGTCCAGGCGCCGTGAGCGAGTCCTCCCGCGGCTTGCGGTACCTCGTTAGTGACGGTCACCGTGCAGGCGCCATTTGAACACGAACTGGCGCTCGCCATGCAAATTCCCGCCGTAATGGTGGACAGATCGGTACACTGGCACACCCAGCCGTTAGTAGCCCCCTGGGTCCCCTGGCCATCCCCCGTAGCCGCTACGTGCATGGGAAGACCGATCACGCCGGCGTAAGCCGTTCCCCCCGTGCCTACGTTCACCGTGAAAGCGGCCGTCCCGTTATTTGCGGCAATGGAAGGGGAAGTTCCAAACCCGCTTGATATTGTCGGCGCCGTAGAAACCCAAAGGGCGTTTTTTTGAAGGCCGGTTTTAATTTCGTAAAAGTGACCCGTGCGCCAAGCCTTCTGCGCCGATCCGATCGTTTCGACGTTGTCGACGCTTGGCACAAACTCATAGACTCCAAAGGCCAGCACCGGCATAAGGAGAAAACAAAGAAGCGTCCAAAACAACAAAGCCCGGTTTGGCCTTCGACGCGGCCAGAAGTGAGGTCGTCTGTATGTGCTCATTTGGGTTTACCCTCCCGTTTTTTCTCGAGGTCGAGTTTTGTGGCGTCCATGAGCGGCTTCCCGTCTTTAGCCGGCTCATCGGGTCTTTCCTTCGCGATCTTTGCCACCATATCGGCATCGACCGGCGCCTTGACCCCCGTTTTGCAGCGGGCCATATACTGAAGCGGCGTCTCGATCATGTCGGGCTCTAATTCCTCTGGCAACTTGAAGTGGTCGAGGATCCCGGAATTAGCTACCCAGGGATCGTCGGGGTCCAGCCATTCCATACTCAGCGGAATGTCTCGCCCCAACGGGACCTCGTCGGACTCCGGATCATAGTAATGAAGCGGGCTCGTCGGCTGGCCCTTATGTGGAGGCGTGGGATACCAGCAGCACTTGCGTATGGCCTGATAGAGTTGTTTAGCCATTGCCCTCTTCTCCTTCACTTGCCGCTTGCTCCCCTGCGGCTTCCGGCGCCGCCGTTTCGGGCGTCGCCGCCTCGTCTTGCACCCCGGGTGCAGGCCCCGCCTGCTCGGCTGCAGGTCCCACCTGCTCGGCTGCAGGCCCCGCCTGCTCGCCCTCCAGAACCGGCGTCGCCGTCGCGTGCAAAGCTCTTACCATCTCTTCAGCATACGCCTGCGCATCCTCAATGGCCGTCGTCATTGCATCGCACGCCATAGTCAGCCCCGCCCCGTGTTGAGGGTTGTGGGCGTCTTTTAAGTCCTTGATCCCGGCCAGCGCCGCCGCGTATCGCTTTTTTACTCCGGACAGCCAGCTATCGGCCTGCGCAAGCAGTTCACACAGCGTTACCTTGTCCCCTCCGGTCTCTGCCGGTTTTGCTCCGTGCTCGTTGAAATCCATTGTCTCTTCTCCTGTTTTAGTAGTGCGGAAAGGCAGCACACTCACCGATTCGTTTAGTCTCGGGTGTTATTAAACCCGCCTCTCCGCACTCAGTCCTTTACCAAACCCCGTTAGTCTGAACGTCGAGCAGAATTCCACCGGTGATTGTCATGCTGGTAAAACCGCCGGTGCCTCCAATGGTGTAGTAGGCCCCCAGGTACTTTCGAGTGGAGTTGGGGACCGTCATCTCTAACTCGTACCCGCTTGTGTTGGAACCGCAGGCGGTAGCCAGGGTCGCCCCCGCAAGGGTCGCGCTGAGCAAAATGTTGGCGAAAGTCGCATTGTCCGCGGAATCCTGCAGAGCCACGACTAAAGTCGGAGCCCCGCTTGAGACGACGGCGTCGTTGATCAGAAACCCGACCTTGACCTGGTTACCTGCGCCGATATTCGAGTTGCCCGGATGCGAATTCCAGGCGTCGTCGTAGTTCACCCGGGAGCCAAGCGGGATCGAGTTTGTACTTGCCACCGATCCGCCGTGGATATCGAGTGCGGAATCAAACATCAGTAAAGAATCGAAATACATCGCCTTGTCTCCTTATTTGGTTTTCCCTTTCACTCTTCAGCCTTCACCGCGCCTAAATCGCCGCTTCGGTCAAAAGCACCTGGTCGACCTGCCGGATGGGAAATCCCCAGAACATCAGTGTGGGGTGCCCAAGCACATTCTCCCAGGTAAGGGCCGCATTAACCTTGTTGACCGCAAGTTTCATAAGCTGGGTCCAGAGGCTTTTGTGCATGTAGAAACACGGCCGGCCGGCTTCGGCTCCCATGGTCCGCCAGGCGGGAAGAGCGCCCAGCATGTCGATCAACATGTCGAGGGTGAAAATCCCCGTTGTGGCGCCCGATGCCATATTGACATTGCAAAGCCTTACGATGTAACGCCAGTCGCGGACGCACAGGCCGATGTTCCATTCGTAGGTATGCACCCGCGCGTAATAGGTGCCCGAAGCCTTGGCGGCCGCGCCGGCCGCGATATCCCGTACCGCCTCCTCGCCGCGATCGACCACGATCAGGCCGCCCGGGACATTCTCCGGAGTGAATGAAAAACAACTGTTCGGCCCCCAGCACACGAGCCATACGGACGTACAGTAGTTGCCGCTCCCTCCCGCGTTGATGACGTTTGCGGTGGTCGAAGTCGGATAGCGCGGCGCAAACCCCAGGAATCTGTCCGGGTTTAATGCCGTGTCGTTATAGATCAGATTTGAAGCGATCTGCTGGTTCATCGCCTCAAAGAACGGGAGTTGCTCGTTTGCTATGTAGCCTTCAGGCGAGCGTTGGATCTTGAGCGCTCGGAGGTCGATTTCCGACCGCATCTCGAATCGGCCGGCCGTATCGTCGACCTGCTGAGTGGTGGATTTACTCGGAACGATGCCCTGGTAGAGCCTCGACCACACCCCGGAAGGAAGGCCGGTCCGAACGGTCGATCGGTTCCCGGTCTTCAGGTTGCCGATTTGAACCGGCATGTCCCATAAAATTTCGTTGGTTTGGTTTAAGAGCTCGACAACCAAAGCCGGGTCCCCGTTGGGGTCGGTCGCTTTGAGCATGTCGAGAAGCGTCGGGTAATATCCTGTTTGTGCTGTATCGGCCATCCTTGGCCTCCTCTATTTATGGGTCGGGCATCCTGCCCTTTTTGGTTTTGAGTTGTTCTTGCCGAGCGGCCATCCTGGCCAACCTCCCCGCCCTCCTGGCGAATCCCCGGCAAGCCTTACGCGCCCTGCTTACTTCTGGCCGCAATCCGCGCGGCCAGCCTGTCCATCGGAGAAGCGGTTGGATTCTCTTCGTTCCCGCTGCCTGTGCCCTCCAGCTCTGCCTCCTTGTAAAAGCGGCTGATCTTGAGCATCGCCTGGGCGAATGCCGCGTTGCGGTTTAAAACAGGCGCCAGGGCCGCTACTTCGGCCGCAGGCACGCCCGCCTCTTTAAAAACCAGGTTCAGCGTGGCGACAGTCCTCTTGCAGTTCTTCTCGTAGTTCGGCCCCCAGGTAGTCTTGAGCGCCGTTTCCGTCGCCTTTACCGCGTCGGCTTCCGCCTTAGCCGCATACTCCACGAAAGTGTTCACGCCGGCCTGCACCTGGGCGGCTGACATCCCCGCCTCGTGGGCCTTCGTGACGAAGGCCATAAGGAGCGGGTCGCTTGCACTTACCCCTTCGGGCACCTGAACCTTGTAGTCGGTCGGCTTCTCGGGAACCCCCACAAGTCCGCGCACCTTGGCCTGATGCTCTTTTTGCTGTTCAGGCGTGGCGTTTTCCGGTAATGGTTCAACGGCCTTGGAAAGCCGGGTCTCAAATTGAGTCTGGGTTTCCTTTGCCGTTTTGACCTGGCCGGCTAACTCCTTGTGTGCGTTGATGAGGTCGATCCCTTTCATGGTGCCGTAGTCTTTAAGCCCCTCGTCCGCCTGCATCTCAGGTGTAAAAAACTGCCCGAAGGTTTCGTTAGCTAAGTCCATAAAAATGCCTCCTGATATTCGTAAGTTTTCCAACCGGTTTCCCGTCTCGCATAAACACAACGTCATGCTCGGAAATGAACTTGTGCGTCAAAACGGGAACGCTGAACACGGTGTATTGCGGTCCTTCCTGTCCTATCTCGTGCAACTCATCCACCAGGTATCGCCACACCTCGGCGCCCACGATGACGCTGTCAGGGTTACAGAGCTTGACGTTTTTCGCTACCAGGTCGGAAAGGCGGCCCATCATTCAACCCCTATCGATTCTTTCATGGCCTTGAGTTTCCCCGAAAATCGCAGTATCCGCATAACGATTCGATGCTCCCCGATCCGCATATCCGTCTCCCTCGGGATCTCGTGGAAAACGGTGTCGTAAACATGGCCAGCCAAACACAAGTCCCTTAACACCATCTCCGCATCTGCCCCCACGAACAACTGTTCATAAGCGTCATAGAGCTTCTTTTCCGCCTCGGCCTTGGCCGCTTCCGCTATTTCGTGTTCAAGAGGCATTATCCCTCTTCCCCCGTCATCTGCTTAACCATGTCGCCGGCCAGGTTTTCTTCACCCTCGCCCGTCTTGACCTTGCCGAACTGCATGGCGGCCTTGCTGAGCTTCAGCGCCTGCTCTTCGGCGATCATTTCCTTCCGCTGCTGCAGCCGAGCCTTGCGGATTTTATCGACCTGGTCAGGGTCGTTTATGATTTCAGGCGGGACGCCATCGGCCTCGAGCATAATCCGAAGAGCCTCATCGTCATTGAGCATGTCCATGATGTCGGACTTTCCCGCCCGCGCTTGCAGGACGGCCGCCGCCCGCTGGTAGGCTTTCATTATCCGGTCGGATTTAAGGCTTTCTTGCGCCATAAAAAGAGGCGATTTGAATATGTTCCGGATACCGGTTGCCCCGCCCATGTAAACGATATCCGGAGCGGGAGGCAGATATCCGAGGTCATTTAAAACCGCAAAGGCCCAGTCCAGGTCCGCTTGGAGGTGTTCGACCTTCTGCCGGGAAAGCATCGGCTCGAGTATTAGAAGTTTCTCCTGGTTTCGGATCATTGCTTCGGTTGCGGTCATACCCGGAGGGGTCGCGGCCAGGGTCAGAAACACGTCCACGTGGAAGGCTTCCTTGATGATATTTCTCTGCCGGTCTTGCATTTGCAGCGCAACCGGCAACTCCTTGGGAAGCGCCAGGCTGGTCTGAGCTCTTAGTCCGTGGGTCGCCGAAGGATCGTACCAGTTCCTTGCATCGGGCGCCGTGCTGTAGCTCCGCTCGTATCCATCGGAGGGAATATCCATGGCCGGTTTGACGATCTGCTCGGCTGCGATCAGGTTCGCCTTGCCTTGAGCGCTCAGGATTCCCATGTCCTGGAGCACCTTAATCCCGGGTCCCCTGCCGTAAACGCCTCCCTGCAACTGAGCACCAAAGGCGAACGCCTGGTCGTCTAATTTATCCCACCGTGGCACCGACGCTGGAAAGATCTTAAAACCCGATTCCTCCACGAGCTTCCGCTTCGCCGGATGGATGATCCACGAAGCGAACGGCATGTTTTTGTTGTCTTTAAACTCGGCGTTATAGTCCTCTCGCGGGAAAATGCAGTGGAGAAACGCGAACTCCGAATCATGACTTCCCGATTCCGTTGCTCGCTTGCAGCTCCCCGGCGCATCCTTCCCCCACCTAGCTACGGCGTTTCGGGCCGAGAGCTTGAATTCCCAAAAGAGCGTATCCACTATGCCGCGCTTGTTCTCGAAAAAAACACAGTCGGTAAGCCGAAGAGTATTAAAACCAAAGGCTTTCCCCGGCTCGTCGTCTTTTGCCCGCCATTTACAGGCGGTCCCGAACGCCCCCAGGTGTTTATAGGTAAGGGCGGTTCCCATCGCAAAGTTTGAAGCGTGCAGAAACTCGAGGCAGATGTCCCGGCATTGACTCAGCCACACCTGTACGGCCTTGCTCTTATTGAGCCACTTCGGCACTAACTCCCAGCTAAACCACGGGTAATTTTCCGGGATCGTACCCGCCTGCAATCCGGCTACCATCACATCCAACGCATCTTCCGGGGTCCCGTCGTAGGACCGCTGCCCGCGCTTCTCACCGGGCATAAACGCCGTGTTCGCCTTCATGCTTCCCATTTGCGGCCAAAGGTAGGCCATCACATCGTCCCAGAGATACTCCCACCTCTGCCGACGAATCGTCTTCCCCGCTTCATTTCGCCGAAGCAGAAAATTGAGCATCTGGTTTTGAGTAAGCTCGGGAGCTTTCATGCGGGAACGTCCTCACCAGGTTCTTTCGTTTTCGGGATCAGCTCCGACACGTTGCTGATCCTTCCGCAGTCTCGATTGAGGCACATATACATAGGCCCGATCGGAATATTCGTTTCCTTGCCCGTTCGGGAGATAAGTGCAGGCTGCACTCTTATCTGCCACGCCTCGAGGAAAGTGTTAAATCCGCAGTCCGGACACGTCAGAAACGCATATGTGTTCGGGTCCTTGCTCGGAAACATCACGACTTTCTTTTTGGCTTCCCCCATGTCAAAAATCCCTCAACGGATCGTATTCCGTTGGTCGAGCATACTTTTCCTCGATTCGCTCTTCCGGCGTCTTACCCCGCACGGGGTAAGCAAATGAAAGCGCCAGCGCATCGCCGCGGCCGGGAGATTTCAACCCGCGTGCCTTCATCTCTTTTTTACTTTCGAGCTGAATCTTTCCGTCCGGCCTGAATATTGTCTCGGGTCCGATCAGGTCGTTATATAAAACCGGGTCTTCAGGGATCGCACCGCCAGCCTTCAGCCAATCGCGCATAAGTTTCCACATTTCCGCCCGCTTGTTGCGACAGCCGGGATCCATCGATTCGCCGGCAAACCAGACGAGCCGCCACTTACGCTTGAGGACCTTGCCCGCAGAAACAATTCCCGTCCCGTATCCCGCATCGATAAACACCGCATCGGCCTGCTCTTCGTCTTCATGCTGCGCCACGAGGCCCGCAACCTCGAAATCGTTGTCGTTTCTGGCGATCACTCGCAGGATTCGGAAGGCCAGCCCCTGCCTGAGTCCGATCACAAGCTCGTCGTCGCCTTCCCACGCCGGATCGACCGTTAGAATCTTCGGCGCAAAATTATACTGTTCGGCTCTCATCATCCGCCCAAAAGCGGCATCCACGTCGGTTACCGATATGAATTGCTTAACGGACATAGACGGAAACATCCCGCGAACACGGACCTTGAAAAAGTCCGAATCCTCGCCGTAATCGTCCGCCCATTCTTTGATCTGCTTTTTATTGGTAAGCTTACAGGTCCGTGAATCAATCTGACGAGTCCGCCATCGGTGTTTCGTCTTGCCGGTAAAACACGCCTTGAACCTGCCGGTGTTCCGGGTCGGGTTTCCGAATACACACCAGATGATTTCAGTTCGCTCATCGGTCAGGGCGCCCTCGGCTACTTCCCAGATAAGGTCCGGAATAGCGCTTGCCTCATCAAATATCAGCAGTACGCGCTTACCCTGGTTATGCAGCCCCGCAAAGGCTTCCGTGTTGCGCTCAGACCACGGGACCTGGTCCACCTTCCAATGCTCTTCCTGTTTTTTATCGCCGCACCTTAAACTCGTGGCGTGCAGTTTGAAATCCCGCTTGTTTTTACACAACCGGAACCACTTGGATACTTCCGCCCAGGTCTTGCTTTTGAGTTGGTTCTGGGTGTTTGCCGTAACGACACCCTTGCATTCCTTGGTAGTGACTGCCCAGATTACCAGCCAGGCAACTAGCGCCGATTTGCCTATCCCGTGGCCGGAGGCGGTTGCATCGCGGATGACAACGCCTTGACCGTTAGCCGCAATTAACTGATCTCGAATCGATCCGAGGCTTTCACGCTGCCAGTCGTCCGGCCCATCCCTACCGCTCAGTTCCCCCTCGCCCCACGGAAACGAATCGAGCACCCACGCAAGCGGATCACTCACATGGCTCCGCCGCTTTTTTTCCTCCACCAGCTCCATGAACAGGCGCCGCTTTTCACTCAGGGACATCACGTTCGATCTCCGGGAGGTGCGTGACGTGATACCATCCACAGATATGACAGCGATATTTGCGAAGCCCATCACAACCCTCCGCGCTGCGCCTGGAAATGAAAATATTGGCGATCTTCTTCGACATGCCCACCTTGGACCGGCACATGTGCCAGATTTGATGCCGCGTCATGCCAAAGGTTCGCTTCATGGCTCATTTCAACACGTATTTCATCATGAAAAGGCATGTCAGCACGCTCGCGCTTACAGACGTTGCGATCACAACCCCAAAAAACAAAACCGTCAGCTCCACGTCCGTTTTCGGTTTCCAGAATCGAAACATCCCGTCGGCCCCCCTTGTTCCCTCGAAGAACTCCCCGGACCCGTTCCGGGGAGAAGTTCCAGCTAACAAGAATGGCCTTAACTCGCCGGCGCCGATCCGACCTGGCTGGCCGGTGCAGCCGCTGCCGGAGCTTGAGCAGGTGCAGGCAATGCGGCAAGCTTGGTCGCTGCATCGGCCAGGCTCGCTTCAGCGGCCGCAATGTCGCCGGTGTAAATGTCACAACCGGCTTTTATCGTGGCTATATCCGGCCCGTTCGCATTATTGATCGCGTTGGTCATTACGGTTTCCCATGTGGTCATTACCTGTTGGACATCTTCTAC